TAAAAACTATTTGTTGATTCCCAACCCTCAAATCCTGTTCCTAAAACAGTAACGTTATTAGGAAAGTTCAGTGCAGCGCCTGAGCTTAAAGTGGTTGTTGTACCTTGCACTCCATTAACAAATGGTTTTAAAACATCGCCATCTCTAACTAGTGCAATGTGGTGCCAACCTTTTCTAATTGTGCCAAATGACACTGCACTAGCAGCAGACCAGTCAGTAGTGTTACTAGCAAGAACTGCATAATACCTATTATCGTACCAGAAAAGACCTCTATTACTACCGCTCGGATGTTCACTAAGAATTGTATCACCATCGAATCCGTCGTCTTGACTAAAATAAAACCAGCCTTCATAAGTAAATTCACCAGCATAACTAGTAGTGCCACCTTTCCAGCTAGGAACACTTATGTAATAAGTCTTGTCTGGAATGTATACAGATAAACCATCAGTAGCTGGGGCATATTCAGCATAATCATATGGGCCGTATCTTTCAGTATATGTATTACCAGCCAATGTAATAGTATGATTACTAGCTGATTGATCGCGGATAAACGGCTGATTCATATATAACAACTTGGTATTTGTTACAGCCGTAAGTGTTAAACCCGGTGCAGTAAAGTTTGAAGTATAAAGAGCTGTGCCATTAACGCATCTAAAATCTCTAATATACCCTGTATAAGGAAGTGTGCTGCCATTGTATCTCGTACCGGTACGCCATGCACCGCCTTGCACATATGTTGTGCTATCGCTATAACTACTTCCATCTTGAGTGCCGTTAATAAACATTTTTGTCACGCCAGACGATCTACAAATTGCTACGTGATACCATTTATTAGCGGTAATAGTACCGGATGTTCCTACAATTCTATTTGCTCCTGACACATAATAATAAAAATAACCCGTGTTTCTCAGGCCGATCCACGGAACAGCTTGGCTGTCTGTAGTCCGCGGATCAAGTATTGCCGCTGTTGCTATCAGTCCTGGATTAGCCCAAAATTCAATTGTAAAATCATTTGATCCAAATGCAAAATCAGAAGAACTAGCTGCTTCTACTCTATCGCCTGATCCATCAAAATAAGTACTATATCCGCCAGGATGATAAGGAGTAAATGCTTGAGTTGTTGGAGTATTAGATGGAAACGATAAAGTAGCACTATTGGTCGAGCCGTCTGTTATTACTGCAGAGTTAGTGCCATTATTACCAGTTGCTTTTATAAGTGCAGCAGTATAATTAGAATTTGCTACAGAAAAGCTTAGAGTAAACGTAGCGACTTCACTGGCTATATTAACACCATCTGAAGCTCTAAATGTTAGTGTGCCTTCAGTAGTTGTCGCCGCGGCGGTTGACTTTGGTGTAACAGTAAACACCGAAGAATCTTGAGCTACGGTGGCCAATCCATTAAACCCTGAATTAGCGACTGCAGTAAATGTAAGTGGAAAGCCCTCTGAATCTGCAGCAGTTATTGTAATGACAGTCGTAGTCGATCCATCTTTAGCAAGGGCAAATGGAGATGTACCACTCGCTGCGTCTTGAACTGAACTAATTGTTGGAGTTGTATTAACAGTTGCCACATTGTACCAACCACCCGTCGCTCTAATGTAGAGTTTTTGATTGGCTGTCACATATGCTTGTGTACCATTAGCGATGCCAGAAGTCGGAAGTAAATCTGCACTATCGTAAATTTCAGTAGTACCTGCTAGGCTACCATCAGCCTTGAAGTTATCTAAGTCAATTGCCTTGCCATATCTTCGAGCAATTTTTCGATTAAGTGTACCCATCAGTCAGCAACTAAGCTCCCTAGTCCTACACTTCTCCAGCCACCAGAAGCATAGATATAATATCTATTCGCATAATTTCCAGTCTGCACAAAGGCAAGAGAGCCGGCTGCGGCAGAAGCTGGTACGTTATCAATCGATTCATACACTTGAATGCCCTGGCCAATGCTGCCGTCAGCTTTTACTGAATTCGATGAAATACCTCGAGCCATTCGTCTGGCCATACGCCGCGCGCTCATCAATGATCCTCAATATATTTTCGAAATCTTTTTAAGAGAACAGGCAGCTGATCTTTTTTTCTTCTACGATCATGCATATATGTTGTTTTAACATGAGGACCTTGTGCTGTATCTGCTGGATTAGGAATATCTGCAGTCGTTGTCATTTCAATATCCAGTGTCTTTGGATAATTCTTATCGCTCGGCTTAAGTTTACGCTTGCCAGATGCTCTTCTTTTTCTAATGTTATCCCATAAGCTCATTTGTATATCTCGCTTGCCGTGATAAAAATTTTCTTGTTAGTGTTCATATGAATTGCTTCATATACGTCAATACCAAAAACATCTCCAACCGGATAAGCATCTTCTTGTATTCTTACTTTGTCCTTCTGATTCACTAATTCATCGTATGTTTCATTCAATACTTTGTCATTATATACTCTATAAATTCCTGGTGATAATCTTCTGTCTTCTAATATAAACCATTCAGTATGTTCGACCATAATATCAAAAACATCAAGATGCACTTTACTCATAATGTTATCGAGGTTGGAATCGGTGAGCTCGTACTTTTCTTTAATAAGGTAGAGCGCGGACGCAAAAGATCCAAGTTTTGATCCACCTCCAGGGACACTACTAACGAGCCTCTTAATGTTAGCACACAAGCGAATGAAAGGAGTATAAGCAGACTTCTTTTCATCACTATCAAGCTTAGTGCTTTTCTGTCTTTTACCATTTTCATCAACGATGCCTAATTTATAAGCATCCCAATTCTTCCAGTCCATGACTAACATTCGAATAAATCGAAAAGTATAAGTTAGATCTGCTGCACTTTTAATTAAACCCATTAGATTTTCCTTAAAGCTTCTACCACCTCTTCATTCATCTTAATACCTGTATACTGATCATTACGAATATACTTAAGAAAAATCAAAAAGGGTTTTACAACCGGCCAATGCTTTTCATCTAATTTCAATTCTAATATTTCTAGTGCAGCTTCAATGCCGAATGAATTGAATACCACAATCAGATGATTTAATATCAGCCTTTCCGTCAAGTCACCATTATCCAAATAACGATTTACCAATCTCTTGATATATTTAAATCGTTTCAAATCTTCATAAAATCCCTCAATGTCAGAGAACTGAGGATTGTAGTAATGCTTAGCAGCAAAAAGAAAAAGATTTTCTTCGGTAAGATCAATGTTCATAACAAAAGTATTTATCTTAATCTTCGATGACTTCGCCTAATTCTTCGATCAAGTCATCTTTCTTTTTACGCCGATCAAGTTCAACACCATGTTGCCTACCAAGAGCTTCCAGTTCTTTCTTGCTCATGTCATCAAGAGATCCATGCGATGGCGCTTCTGTCAGCATCTCAGCCAGATCTGCATGAAAGTCAATCGCTGCTGGTTCTTCCACAGATACACCGAGATACTCATCAATGTGTTGCTGTTTCATTGGTCGAGAAACTAGAAGTTCACCGGTACGAGGATGTGTCCAACCACGAGTAGTCGGCACTGCATCCCTTTGATAATTAGGAGGTGTAATCGTCATTATTTCATTCCTTGATATGCTTTAGAGATTGCGTTAATGACAGCTTTATCGCCGATTACGGCATCACCTTTTCTCTTCGGTGCAGCTTTAGTTGCTCTACCTGCTTTCGAGGCATCATCAAAAGCTTGTGGCAATTTATCAACAGTCTCACCTTCGTGATCCTTTTTCATTTTCTTAGCGCCATCGCCTTTGTATTTGTCATCCATGGTTTCAGCTTCTGCTGCACCTTTATAGTGCTTTGCTCTATCACCTTCAAGAACTGCCATCAGCTTCTGACGAATTGTAGATTCTTTTTGTAAACCTTTATTAGTCATTTTCATTTTTGTAAACCCAGGAGCTTTTACACCTTTACTAGCAGGACTCGTTGAAGGTGACTTCTTAGGTGAAGGTCCACCAATAGATACTTTTGGCTTAGCAACTTTTTTAAAGCTGCCGGCTGAACTTGCTTGATCTTTTGCATTTACAGTGGCCGAATTGGCTTTTTTTGCTGCTGCGTTATACTGTGATGAATCACCACCGTGTTTTTTATGTACTTCGACAGCGGCCTTATGAGCATCTGCTGCATCATGGTGCGCACTGCCAGCATGATCGTGATCGTCATGACCACCATTGGTAACTTCTGACTCATGAGCATTACCATGTTGACTATGCGCGGTTGCCATTGACGTATGCATTTTTACGTTTTCATGAACTGATTCTTTTTGTTCGCCTTTAGATGAATCCATTTTAGGATTCATCGTTGCGGTTTCACCGCTTTTAACATTGGCGGTTTTTTTCTTGAGCTTTTCCTTCTTATCTTCAGGATCCATCTCTTTTTCTTTTTCATCTTCGTCTGAAGATTCTTTTTGATCTGCAATTTTATTTGCAAGATCTTTTTTCATTGTGACGGGATGGCTTTTCCCGGCAAAAGAAAATGATGTTTTTCCAGCTTTAGCGGCCGCAGCTGCGGCACCGTGAAAGGCTGTCCTTTCATTCGCCGGAATCTCTTCTGGAATTATAAATTTCTGTTGCATGTTTTCCTCTACATCCATTGGGCCGCTATTGAGCCGAGAGCAGCAACCACTGCTGCAAATACTAGTTTATTTATAAGGGATACCGTACGAGCATTATCGTCTACTTTTTTCTCTATATTGTCTAATTTTTCAGATAATCGATTAATTCTCTCGTACATTTTGTCGTGGTCATCTTTCAAAGCGTTAATTTTCTCTTCAGCACGGGCCATAGATACCATAGCGTCAGTTAACAGGTCGAGCTTTTCCTCGATCCGGTCAAGCCTGGATGCATTAGCTTCTGAAATACTCATGTTTTCTTCTGCCATTTGGTTGAATACCTATTATTTATTTCCCGTCAAAAAATTGACACCTAAAATAATTTGACACCATGGAGTGTCAAAAAATTGACACTTAAGCGTAAGGACTTGTACCTAATACGTCGCTATCCCATGCTGCTTTAAGTTCAGCAATTGTCGTTGCATTTGTAATAGCTGAGGCCGCAGGTGCATCTCTTAGCGCTGTCTTTTTATTTACAGCTGCTGTCTTTGCAGACGCATTATTTGCTTCCAATGCTTTCATATATGCAATATCTTCTGCTTCAAGCAAAGGCTTACGGACATCTCTAATTTTATTTTTTAAAATATCTTTAGCTGTTGTTATGTCTTCGACGATAACATCAGAGTCATTTAAAGACCAAGCTCCTCTAAAATGACGATCGCTTGGCAAGCCATTCCATTCATCGGAATGAATTAAACTTCCATCTTTTAATACAATACTAGTTGTCATTTTTTACTCCTATGCTGCCAGCTTCCAAGCATTACGCCAGGCTCTAGTCTGAGGTAACTGGTGCTTCTTACAAATTTTAAGTTTTGGTTTATTACTTTCATTCCATGTTTTCCATACGTGCTGTGGTACGTCTTTCATAATCAAATATTCAATTGCTTCTTCTTCTGTGATTGGACCCATCGGCTCTGTTTCATGAAGTAAATATCCTCGAGTATGTTTCTCGAATCCCGGCTGTGCTTCATCCTTTGCTAACTC